TGCCGCCTACTATGTGCACATCTGGCGGCGCGTGGCCTGAGAAAGGAGGTTTTGAGCGATGATCCCTGTGACATTTGACACTGTGGCAACATTGCAGTTTGGCAGTGAGGGTCACCCGACCAGTCTGCACTTTGCCATCCCGGAAGAGTGGAAAACCTGCAAAATCAGACTCCACCTGCGGCGCAGCGACGGTAGCTTTGTGCCCCCGATGCAGCTGGACGAAAATGGATGCGTAAAAGTAAACCGCAGTGACTCCGGCAAGACCGGCGGACAGTGGATGCTGTCGGCTGAAAGTCCTGACGGAAAAGTATCTTACTCGCGAATCGGCAAATATGTGACCCCCATGGAGGTGACACAATGAAGATCCTTGACGAGACCGGCGCGGTCGTGGAAAACCCGGACCTGACGCTTGGGTATCTGACCACCAGCACTGAAGAGATCACCCACCCTGCCGTAGAGGGCGTGGAGGAGCAGTGGCACTGGGAGACCGTGACCGAGTATCCGAACGGCGGCATGGACGTGCAGCGGGTGGTGGATGTGCTCGGCGTACAGGCGCAGGAGGAATGGGTGGAAAAGGTACCCATCCAGAGATACATCCGCTACACCGCCGAAGAGCTGGCCGCGCAGGAAGAAGAACGCAAAAAGCAGGAAGCAAAGGACAAGCTGCCGGAGACGGTGGCGGCGCTGAATGCCGCTCTTGCCGACGCAGACGCTTTGAACCTTGACCAGGACTACCGCCTAACTCTTTTGGAGCTGGGCGTGACCGATGATGAAACAACTGAAACCGCATGAACAGAAAGGAATGACTACTATGGCACTTTACAACACCTGCAAACGTATGATCGAGCGCGGCCAGACCGCCGGTATGGAAAAGAAGCTGGATATCTTCTACGCCGCCGCCAAGCTGACCGATGAACAGTACGCAGAGCTGACCGAGATGCTGAACGAAAAGACCAGCGCCTGACCGGGCCGTGAAAGGACGTGATACATATGGCGATCAAACAGTACAGTCTGAAGAAGGACGGCGCAAAGCAGCTCTCTCCCGCGTTCCGCGTGCGGGAGTTCCGCTGCCGCGACGGCACCGACACCGTCCTCATTGACGAGGGCCTTGTGGTGCTGCTGCAGTGCATCCGGGAGCACTTCGGCAAGCCGGTGACCATCACCAGCGGCTACCGCGCCGCCAGCCACAACGCAAAGGTGGGCGGCTCTAAATCCAGCCAGCACCTGCTGGGCCGGGCCGCTGACATTCAGGTACAGGACACCGACCCGCTGGCCGTGGCCGCCTACGCCGAGAGCCTGATGCCCGGCTGGGGCGGCGTGGGCCGCTACCCGATCAAGGCAGGCCGCGCAAAGGGCTGGGTGCACGTGGACACCCGCCCGAACAAAAGCCGGTGGACACTGTGAGGAGGACAACATGGCAAGTTACCTGATCTCTGATGCACCTTATGCATCGTGGCTCTCCGAGGTATTAGCTACACTGGAAGAGCACAAAATCAGTCAGCTCGCGATAGCCGCACCTTTGCCCACGGGTGAAGTGTTCACCGGCTATTTCGGTATGGACACGATGGACAAGGCGCTGATCGCAACGAACATTCAGGCCGACGCTACCATGGATGTGGTCTGTGCCAACGGCCAGCGCATCCAACAGGCGTGGGAAGATAACATTGAAGATTCGGAGGATTGATACCAATGCAGCAGATTTTCTCGTACATCTCCGCGCACTGGATGGAGGGATCCATCTGGCTGCTGGGTCTTGGCTGGGGCTACCTCGTAAAGAAAGTAACCGAGTACAAGACCATCAAGGACGGCCTGCTGGCCATCATGCATGACCGGCTGTATCAGGTGTGCACCTACTACATCCAGCAGGGCTGGATCGATGCCAGCGGCCTGAAGAACCTCGAATACTTATACCAAAGTTACCACGCGCTGGGCGGCAATGGCACCGGCACCGAGCTTTATAACCGGGCCAAGGCGCTGCCCATCCGCGATTAAATGCAAGCCCGGCGCTGCCGGGAGAAAGGACCTGACTATGAACGCGCACACCTACAACGCACCCACCATCTCCGCAGGCACCATTGCCCGCACCGCCTGCCTGCTGCTGGCCCTGACCAATCAGGTGCTGTCTGCACTGGGCAAGCCCGTGCTGCCCATCGAGAGCCAGACCGTGGAGCAGCTGGTCACCGCCGGTATCACCACCGTGGCCGCGCTGGTCGCGTGGTGGAAGAACAACAGCTTCACCCCTGCAGCCCTTCAGGCAGACCAGACCTACGACAAGCTGAAGGCACAGGGGAAGTAA